GCAGTATAACCTGTCAAGTCAAGTGCAGAACCAGTGCTGTCGTTGATTGTCACTGTAGTAGTGAAATCAGCACCTTGATCTATGAATAAATTAGAAATTGTTGCCATCGAACACAGTCTCCTTCTTCTTCTATTTATAAGGATTGTGTATTAGATGTTTTGAAAATACCCTCTAAAGGTGGGTTAATCTTAAAAGTTGTTATGCATCGGTCATATAGGTGCAACAAAACATTGAATATTGAATACCAGAGTTCCAATTTATACCAGCAGTACTATTGTTTGTTATTGCTATCATTCTTCCATTACCACCCAGATATCCCCCAGAACTGCTCAACGCTGATCCATGAACATTAAACCAAGGAAATACTGCTCCAGTGGCAGAAGTTACTGTAAATGGAAGGTTGCTTAAATATGCGTATCCAGAACTTCCAGCAGTTATAGTAGGAACAATGTAAGCAGAAACATAAACTGATTGTCCTATTTTTACATACCTTGCGAATTGTATGCCAATAGTCGCAGTAAGGTCAGCATTTGAGGTATGCATAGTAGGTGTCCAAGTGCCCTCTTCATAATCGTCAAGGAGTTCACTTGACATACCAGAGGCGTTTGAATTTCCACTAAAGTCAATACCATGACCACTTGCAAATGATAAATTTCCATCTGCTAAATTTAATCCGTTTCCTACAGATGTATAACCATCATCCCTTACAGAAAACTTTGATGCAAGACTTGAGTTATAACCAACGATTATTGAACTACTAGAACCATCAGTTGCACCAACTACTGTCAATGCTCTTGTGCCATCAACTGTACCAGCATTACCTATAGAACCATGTCCAGCTACAGCAAGTGTTGAATCAAGTGTGGTTGTACTAGTAACATCCAGTGTTCCAGCGATATCAATATTCGTATCTAGTTTTGCAGAAGTGACTGCACCAGCTGCCAGATCGGCAGTATCAACTGTACCGTCTGCAATGCCTGCTCCTGTGATGGCATTTGCATCAATCGCTGAACTTTTAATCTTTGAAATTGGCATCTAAGTCTCTTCCTGTTTAACTTTATTTATTCTGCATCTGCAATAGTGAGTTCGCCCGCATCCACTTGGCGCATGATTTCTGCGTAGTGGCGGTTGTTTGGGTCTAGGGGAACTGACATTTCAACGCCGTCTATGGTGGCTTTGATAGTCCTGTTTGTTCCATCAATTTGAAAATATATTGCATTTGTAATTTGCATATTATCCATTTCTATAACTCCGAATCAAAGTGGGCTTTAGTAGCAGAATTTATAATTCTAATGTATGCGCCTGCATTGGATGTTGTTGCAGTGTTACTCCCTACTTGGATGAAAAATGATTCTGGAGTGGTGCTAACTGAGGGAACGCCATTTGCAGCAGCAGCAACGGCAACGTGCGTGTACCCAAAATCACTATTTGTGCCAGAAACACTAAAAGTAGGGGAGGAACGCATAGTCTTTGACAGTTTACCCTGCCCAAAAAATGTGTTGCTTGAAGTAAATCCTGAGGCTAGTACATAGTTTGTTCCAGAACCACCTAACGACTGAAAATACCTCTGACAGAGCGAAAGCTCTTCCCCATATGATCTGTGCTCAAATGGAGTGGCCGTATCGCCTACTTCCAGCTGGACGCCCGTCATTCTTAAATAATTAGACGTATTGTCTCCAAGATTAGCTGTTGCGCCTGCATTATAGTTAGCTGCTACAAGAGTTATATAAGTTTCAGAAAAAGAACCAGATGAATAATCTGTTCCAGAGTGATACCACCAATCTACCATTAATCCTTCAGAATTACCGCCTGTTAAAGAAAACCCAGTAGCACCATCTAGTGTTACAGATTTACGTTCCCATGTATCCACACTATTAATAGTATAAGTTTTACTTGCCATTTGTGCGGTGGCAGTACTTCTTCTAAAATTAACTTGGTATGTTCCTGTCTTGTTAGACTTTACATAAAAAGATAATGTAATTTTTTTTGCAGAACTTGTTCCGTAGGCAAGTCTCTGTACATCTTGACCCTCTATCCTGTGAACCATCTGTCCATAGGCACCAGATGCTGGTGATGATGCTGCCGTTGTGCAATCTATTTCTAAAGAATTAGAAAATCCAGCTGGTGCATCAGCAGATGTATTTACATCAAAGACTGCACCATTTCCTTGATAAAATTGGAATCTATCTAAAGTATAAGCACCATCCGGCGCTGTAAAAGTACTGCCCCTCTGAGCCACTTGCATAGCGCCATTAATGATAAGATTTCTCCTACCTAGATTCGTAGTATTATCAACACCACCTGTTTTTACTTTAATCAACGCCATACTGACTTACCTTATGGTTTTGTTGGCCATACAACATCATCCAATGATGTGGCTGACTCAGTAATATCTCTTAGTGCTTGACGGTAAGTTTCCATCTCTGCACTCATTGTTACATCAGACAAGGCATAGAAATCTGTCTCTGCAATACGTCTGTCTCTTTCTGCTCTCAAAGCAACCATTGGTTCTGCGGCGGTTAGTTCATCACGTTTCGCAGACACGGTTGCCCAGTCTGTTCCAAAGTCTGCTGGATCACTTGACTCAATTGCAGAACCATTGGCATCTGCACCAGTGACTTTTTTAAACATAGAATTGAACTCATCTTCCGTAGTTGGTTCACCACGAAGTACCCACTCAGTAACACCAAGTTTTGATAGAGCATCTGCTACTGTTGCCATTATGTTTTTCTCCTAAAATCTTTCTTCTATTTATTAACTTAGTAGGCATCCGAAAAAGAATGAATATGATACTGTTGCCATTGTTTACTCCTATGCTACTAGATGTCCACTGAACCAGCTATCAGTGCCTATGTCAGTTTGTTGTGAGCCACCGTTTTGCCAAATTTGTAGATAAGCAATTTGTCCTGCTGTTAAATAATAAGTAAGGCTGCTGTTCATAGCCCAGTATGAGGGGTCTGAACTAAGTACAGGCGAAAATAAATGCCCTTGTCTTTGTATGCCTCCAAGCTGCCACATAAGCAAATAATAACTAGCAGCAGTATCAACATTTTCTAATCTTATGTAGCAACTAAAATGATAGAACCCGTTTACTGGTGCAGTAAAAGTATTGCTAGAAAAGGATGCGTCTTGGTCATAAAACTCTTGGTCAAAAACAATAGTTGTAGATGAACTAACAGGAATATTACTTTGCACCGCATTTGGTCTGACAAAGAACGCTGGCAAATTTGGTTTAGTAACTATACCGTTTGCGTCAATAGTCAATGCACTAGTGCCATTAATGTGTTGTATTTCGTTTACTTTAAGTGTACTAGCCATTACTGTGCAATCTCCTGTAAAACCATTGTACTTACACTATATCCACTGGTTGAGGTTTGAGCAGTAATCGGATTACTGCCGTATAGCCTTTCCATTGAAACAAAATATCTTGTAGCACTTGTGGTTGCTGGACTATCTAACCATGAAAAAGGTATTTGATTTATTTCCTCACTAGTTGAATTGTTATATCCTTCTGGAGTTACAATAATACTTAATAAACTATTACTTGCAATAGTTCCTCTTCTAATACAAATTTGACAATAACTGTCATTAGAGGTTTGAATATTTTGTGCAACAGTTATTAAAATTTTACTATTACTATACTTTGGGGTAATTGATAAAGCTAATCCAGTTTCAACAGCACCACCTGAGTTTGTAGCTACTGAAGTGTTATAAGAAGTATGAACTGTCTGAATCACATGGCCAGGAATATGCACACCATAACCAGAATTTGCCTCAACGATTTGATTGACATATAACTTACTCATTGTGCAATCTCCATTAGTGTAATAGTAGATGCGCTGTTACCACTACCTGAATAAAAGTCGTTAATCCTTAATGTACCTGAATTTGTTCTGCCTTGTAGTTTGTAAGTTGTTGCAGATGTTGTGCTTGGACTGTCTAAAAAGCAATAACTATAACTACCGCCAGTATGATTTCCACCACCAGAAGCAACATAGAGAACTAAGGCACGCTCATATAAACGTATTGCCGTAGAATCTCTTACAATTTGTGTATAAACTTCCGCACCATTAGTTCCGCTAAGACCCAAAACAGCATTGATTAAAACTAAAATTTTGCTAGATGAACTTGTTGGAGTAATTGCCTGAGAAATACCAGTATCTGTTAATGTGCTAGAGGTAATACTATTATTTGTAGAGTACACGCCCTGCACAACTTGAACCACATGGCCAGGAATATGAATCTTATCTGACGATGTTGCCCCTACAATATTGTCTACTGTTAATGTTGATGCCATTATCTATCTCTCCTACGCAATCGTCAAGTTACCATTAACAGTCAAGTTAACGCCATCGGCAACCGTCAAAGGGCCTGCACAAATAGCATTGTCTGCTGTTGCGATTGTTACACTGTTTGATAGTGTTGCAGTATGAACTCTGAAGATATCATCTTTACCAGAGAATGTTGCACCTCTATCATTGTTATTTCCTTTAAAGTAACCACCAGCAGCAGTACCACCAGCGAACTTTGAACCTGTTACAGTTCCATCACTTGGTGTACCAATGTCTAGTGTGTCACCGAGTACCATGATGAAATCAATACTGTCTGAACTCGTTAGTGCAGAGTCAAAGACGATAGTATCGTTTACCACAGTGAATGAATCTTGAGGAGCCTGAATAACACCGTTAAGTGAAACGATGAGATGGTTCGCACTCTGAGGATAATATGCAGCGCCATTCAACAACAAGTTATATGTTGCAGTTGCACTTGTTGTTATAGCATCTAGTTTACTATAAGCACCTACTTGTGGTTGTTTTCCAATAAATGGCATCTTACTTAATTCCTACTTTCATACTATTATTTATTCTGCATCTGCAATGGTTAATGTACCTGCTTCTACTTGGCGCATGATTTCGTCATATTCTGCATTTCCTTCAACTAGAGGAACAGAATAATTAATTCCATCAATTTCGCATGAGATGCTTACATTATTTCCGTGGTCATCATTATAATATTGAGCATTTGTAATATTCATTTTTTTATAACTCCGCAGACAAATTAAATCTAACTGCTGTAGTGTTTAGTGCAAAAATTCTTGCTGTATTTGTACCAATACTACCAGATAAAGATTGTGCATCTCCCCTAATAGTTTTTGTACTTGTATTAGCTAATGCAAAACTTCCCACGGTATAAACAGAACCACCATATGGGCCTTGTATACTCCAAGTGCCCGATGTTGATAAAGATGGAACAGTTCTCATTTCAACTGGCAATCCCCAATTAAAGTTTGCAACTGTACCATTACCCAAAACATAAAAAGGCAGATGTTCATAACTATCGCCTCCACCATATGTTTGATAATATCGTTTACAAAGTTGAAGCTCCTCACCATAACTTCTGTGCTCGAATGGAGTGTCAATATCGCCAATCTCAAATTGAACTCCTGTCATTTGCCAATAATCATTAACAGAGGCAATATTCGCAGTCTGGCCACCCATTAAATTTGCGTTTGTAACTGTTTCCCAACTAGCACCTCTTGCTTGAGAAGATGTTCCACTAGAATATCCAGGCCCAGCAAATATTGGCCAATAAAATCTTATCCCAGAACCGTTGGGTGAAGTAGAAAATGGATTTGCAGTATCAGGTGGAAATGTTACTACCTTTCTTTCCCAAGTTCCAGCAGAATTAATAGTATAATTTAATGAATACATTAATGTTGGACTAGCAACATTATTATATGCATATAAAGAATAAGTTCCAGTTACATTAGATTTAACCCAAAAAGAAAGTGTAGTAGTTTTTGCTGTTGGTGTTCCGTATTCCATAACATCACAGTCACCAGATTCAATTACATGCTTTGTCTCTTTATAATAAGTTGAGCTCGGCGTATCACCAGTTGTGCAAGTATATTTAATTGAGTTTTTAAGTCCAGTGTTAGCTGGCGCATCAACTACGTTTTCTACAGTATATACTGCAAGGTTTGAACTACCGCCCAATACAAATCTATCTGCTCCATAGGAGTCACCAGTGACACCAGTTTCACTCGTGCCTCTCTGAGCTATTTGCATAGCGCCGTTGATGATAAGATTTCTCCTACCACCTACCTGTGATACGTTTAGAAAATTCGGATCTACCTTACTCAGTGCCATGCGTTTAAGTCCCTATCAATCTCTTGTATTTATTATGCGTATGGTGAATCACCAAGCAAAGAGGCGTCCCATGCTGCTTTTAGTTCATCAATAGTTGTTGCGTCTGCAATCGCAGATGCTGCTGGAGCATCACGAAGTGCATTCTTCTTTGTTACAGATGCAGCCTTTGCATCTGCATCATCTGCTTCCAATGCTTTCATGTAGATAACATCTTCTGCATCTAGTAGAGGTTTACGAACCTCACGAATTTTGTTCTTAAAGATTTCTTTTGCTGCGTCCAAATCTTCTGAAATAACAGAGCCCGATAGAACCCAAGCATCTCTAAAGTGCCTATTAGATGGCACTGTTACTTCATTTGCATTTGCACTAACACCAGCAGAATCTATGATATATGTTTCTGGCATGTTGTTCTCCTATGCGTATACCTTTGATCTATTTAGTTCGTTACTAAACATCTCTGTTAAATCAAGTCCATCTTGTTTTTCAATTTGTTGGACGGTTTCTGAATTACCACTTACAACTTCATCAGAAATGCTCCATGCATTTCTCCATTCTCTTGTCTGTGGCAATTGATTCTTATTACAAATTACAAGTTTAGGTTTGTTTCCTACATTGTAGTTTTCCCAAACTGTTCTTGGAACATCTTTGTAAATTAGATATTCAATAGCTTGCTCTTCTGTGAGCGGCCCGATAGGTCTTGTATCATGTAACAAATACCCACGAGTGTGTTTCTTAAAGTCTGGATGTGCCTCATCTGCGGCAAGCAACCAGTAAACCCAAACAGGCGGTAAGATTCCACCTTGAAGCGCACACGCCATCCAGTTTGGATCTGCAACAAGAATACTCGCTGGGGAGTCAACGTCATTTTCAAATACTACTCTATAGTCAGTCTGAACTGGTTCTAGGTTTTCTTTAGCCCAGTGCAGTCTTTCCCATAAATTTGTTCCTTGGAACTCAGGGGTATTCATTATGCTAGGTCTCCAAATAGTGATGACATTCGGTTTCGATCCTCAAACAACCAAATTGAACTGACATTTCCGTATCCAGCCTGTTCTGAATAAGATGAAGTTGTTCTACCGTATGTTGATAACACCCTTGTAGAATACGCACTGTTGACGTATTGCAAATCAACAGATCCAGCAATCGAATAGTTACTATTCAACATAGAATTTGTTAGGTTGACTGTCCCATCGCCCGAGCCATTATCAGAGTGGCTACTTGTATTGAAGCTATCAAAAAATGCCCCGCCGGCGCCATTGATGTTACTCCACGACTTCACACTTCCACTCACAACAAACTTTGTGTCTATTGTTCCAGCCGTTGTACTTTGAATTTGATCTGCGATTATTTTACCGGCCATTATGCGAGGTCTCCTAATGCTGTCATATTACCATCATCAATATCAAGTCCTGTTCCATCGTGATGTGAAGCATACGCCCTCACCAAAGAGGTTGTTTTAGTGCTAGAACCAACAGTATCTAAAATTATTCTATAAGTATCTGTTCCACCAGATGTTATGGATGACCAGTTAGCACTGCTCATTACTGAAGTTAGATTTATTCCTGTATATGCTGTTCCATAATCAACTAAACTGGCGCAATTAAAACTGTCGTAAAATGATGTGCTTGTGACAGAATTATATCTGCACCACGCCTTCGACAACCCCTGCTGCAACTGCATAGTTGCCGCACCACCTTCACTTACAACATCAATATCGCCCGCAGAGGTTTTGCCTGTAAGTTTATTTACAATCATCTCACTCATGCTAAATCTCCATGCAGTGTTGTCATAACTCTACTACTATCTTCATTAGCTAAGTTATCATGTTTGACAAGTAGTATATTTAATAAAGCTGATGTATATGTGTTATCTACGAATCCCATGCAACCATTATTTGTAATAGTAGACCTATTATAACTTAATTGCGATCCATAATAAGCATTGTTCATACCGTTTGTATATGTTTGTGTGTATGCGCCAGCGCTAACATCTGTAGCACTACTTGTATTGAAGCTATCTCGAATTGTTATAGTACCAGTACCGTCAAGATGCATCCAAGCCTTTGCAGCTTCTTGGTTTGTCAGAGTAACCGCACCGCCTGATGTACTTTGAAGTGTATCTACTTTGAATGTACTCATGCTACCACCAATGTCCCACCAGTATCTACTGTAATTGTTACGCCTGTGTCAACCTCAACTGGGCCTGCACAAATTGCATTCTCTGTTCCAGCAATCGTAACATCTGTAGTCACTAGTTTATTATGTACTCTGAAAATGTTTCCAAGTCCGTCTGAGCTGTTTGGGTTTCCTTTAAATGCACCAACATCGAAAGACAATGCACTTCTCTGAACCGAATCTGTGGTTGGTACTGTTGAACTCCTATGAAGTCCAGCAATAAAGAGAACATAGAAGTTCACACCAGATGCAGGCGCAGCAGTCATTGTCAAACTGTTTCCACTCACAGAATAAGCGTCTGTAGGTTCTTGGCGAACATTACCTACAAATACAGCTACATCGTTAGTTGAACCAACT